CTGGCGCTAGGCGAAGATCTTGTTCTGGATGGTAATTGTACCACGTAGAGGCATATGCAGTAGGTGCGGCGTTAGATTGACCGATAGCAAGAAAAAATTTCCTTACAACCATATGCCACCTACGTAATCAAACAATCTTTACAGAAGTCGGGTAATATTCAAGATCGCAAAACGATGCGCCTGCGCCAGGAGCGGCCATGGTGACAATGTCTACGTCAATACTTCCAGTTGTAATGGCATTAGATGGAAGGCCAGTAGCCGGGTCAAAAAACGTAGTTGCAAAATAAAGATTTTTGTTTCCCGAATGAGCAATAGAACTAGCCTTTTGCTTTGCCGTAAACGGATTGATCGGGAAAACATAAGACTTTCCAGCTACAAAATTGCCATCACTGGCTGCGCAAGAAATGTATCCAGAAAAACCTGCCCTTGGCATTTGATAGACCGTAATAAGAAGCTTATCCGTGTCATTCCCAAGCGACTCGATGCTTTCCTTTGAGACGCCGTCAAGCTCGCTAATCAAGGAAAAAGCTGCGTTAACAGCAGTGGCTGTAAAAGCGCTTTTAATAGTAACTGAGCAATAAGTCTGCTCGCCCTTGCCAATTGATCGCAAGGAACTAGTGCTCAATTTGTTGCTGGAAATCCACGCGCCAAGAAATGTTTGCGTTCCAATCGATTGGTTGTCAACCAACTTTAGCTTTGAATCAAAAATCATGGAGGTCTCCTGAAATGGCCCAGCCTAGACTGGGCCTAAGATCACTTGACGGAAAACCCGCCAGCATAAATGTTTTCAACTCGGTTGATTTCAGTGACAATGTCAATTGTCAAAGAACCGGTTGGATCAGTCCAGTCATAGCCACCAAACACAACGCCAAAATATTTCTTTGACGCATTTGGAGTCGAAAACAGGCCAGTGCCTTGCGATCCAGTGTGAATTGGAGGGATCGGAATGTATACAACCTCTCCGGCGTTAGGGCCAGATGAAGAATTTACGCTGACTGGAAAAGTCGAAGAGTATGTTGGATTGGAAAGGCTTTGATTTTCTCCATACGTAAGATAGAGAGTAATTGCCCCAAGGCCTGAGCTTGTGGCCCGCACATTTGTGTCAAAATTAACCCTAACGTAAAGGGGAACACCAACTCCAATGTTCCTCAACGTATCAATATCAATTACGTTAGAGACTGATCCAAGAGCTGGGACTGCGCCGCTCCAAAGTTGAAGATTTTTGTCGGGAATCATGTTAGCTCCTTATAGGAGCTGGGGCCGAAGCCCCAGCGATCACAGAATGGTAAACCCGTTAGGGTAATACTTCCGACCATCGCTGGTGTCGTAGACAACATCAGCAAAAATCGATCCTCCAGTCAACGCATGGCTTGGAGTATAAACAGCAATGAGATACCGATTAGCCGGTGCCAACTGATGAAGAGGCGACAGGCACATCGTAAACTCAGTACCGCCAATAAGCCGTTCCCATGGGACAATCAGCGTCCCAAGATGTTCGCCAGCCCAGGTAACGGTAATCGTTGACGTAGCGGCATTCGTATACGTCACAATTGCGCCAAGTGGATCTGCCGAAAGCTCAAACGTATTAGCCGTAGCATTTCGGACGTAATACGCAGTGCTAGCAGAAATGCCAGTAATCGCCGTGAGCGTCACGCGAGTGCCATTCAAAAGGCCGTGAGCAGCCTTTGTGAACACCGACTTTGGCGTGGTAGATCCGTCTTCGTTGGCGACGTTTGCAATAGTCCCAGCACTTCCGGTTGCCGAGCTGGATGGCACAGCATAGACGGCAATGTTAAGAGTCGCATCTGCGTTGCCTGCTCCCGTAACGGAAGAGGCCACGCCAAAATGCACTTCAAGATCTTCGCCATCGCCGACGCTAAACTTGTCGCTAGAAATATCCACAACATTAGTGGATACGGTGCCACTGCTAATGGCGAGAGACTGCGCAGTCGGAGTCTCTCCCGTAGTGCCACTAAGCCTGAGATTAAGATCGGTAATCATGTAGTTATTCCTCAGGTGTTGACCAAAGCTTCGTTGTTGACAATCGCATCGCACCGACGAATCGGGATGCCCAAGAACGTCAGGTAACTCTGGGCCGTGCCAAACTGGGTAAGACCCTGCTCAATGTTGAGGACACTCAACGACTTCTCCATAGCCATACGCGAAAGTGCGCTGTGGACCGTGCGATTCATGTAGAACGCACAACGACCCATCGACTGCGAAGGCAAGCGATAGACAGCGCGAGCCATCATGTGAATAATGTTGGTATCGTATTCAGTAGAAGCCAAAGACTGGCTTCCGGTAATATCAACAAGATCGCTAACGTCAATGTTGCAAATTCGGACTGCGTAACGCCAATCCTTGACCATGAGACCGCACTTCCACTGGTAACGCGTAACAAGAGCCTGCATGCGCTCCGCAACGCTGCCACCATTCGTGTAGACCGTTTGCTCGCCAAGATCCTCATGGATCAGGCCAGCCTTGCTGCCCTTCGGGAACGGGCAGAACACCGTCTGGTCGCCCCAGCACACAAGGTAGATCGAGGTGTTGTCCGAGCCAGCGCCGCCAGCCTTAAGGACGTTTTGGCCGTTACCAGCAGCAGCACTGTTGTAGCGGCTAGCCAGACCCAAGAATTCCTTAGGATCGGTAGCGGGGTTGCCATAAAACAGTGTCGTTGCCATGCGCTGATTCATGGCCTCAAGGAACGCAGCATCTTCCGACAGGCGGAACGAAGCCGTGTTGCCGTTGAGCATCGCAAGATCCTTATCGACCTCGCTACGCGCTTCCAGGATCGCGCACGCCTCATCGACCTGAGCGGTCGTGGACTTGCTGCTCGGGATACCCTGGTTCAAGCTGCGCCAGTAGACATCCGGCAGACCCGTACGAATCACCTCACGGTGGCCCGTAGGCAGGTTCGACTCGCGCCACACGCAATCCGTCAGGATCTCGTTGGAAGTCGAGAGAAGTTCCGCAATCGTCGCAATACGACCCTCAGGGTCGAGACGCTTCGCGTGGTCAAGGAGAGTAAGATTGTTGGTGCTAAGAACTGCCATAACTAATACCTATCAAGTGTTGGGGTAAAGAATTGATGCGTGATCGTTAAACGAGCGCACGCCAGCAGGATTGCTGGACTTGGACGGAGAACCGCCAACGTAGCGATCTCCACTAACTGCGCGCCCGGCTCGATACAGGAGCCGAATGACCTCAGGGTGGTTTTCCAGACCTGACTCATTGAGCAGCGCACGAAGTTCATCAGTGCCGAATTGATCAAGGGCTTTGCGGGCGACAGCAAGATTTTCTTGCAGCTTTTCGCCTCCAAATTCCTTGTCGGCTCGCGAGTCAGAGACCCACGAATTGCGAATTTCCGAAAGTTGCTGTGCTTGTCGGTCCTGTAGCATGGGGCCGATCTTGTCCAGCATCTTTTGTGCGGCTTCCTGAGGCAGGCTCAACTCCTTCGCAATGTCGCCATAAGCCTTGATCACTTCTGGATCAAAGCTCCGGCCTTCAGGAGCCTTAAACTCGTATTGAGCTGGCTGCTGTGGTTGGGCTGGCGCAGTGCTATTCGGTTGAGCAGGAGCGGTCTGGTTAACCGGTTCCTGTCCCTGGGCCTGAGTAGCTTGGGTGGCTCCCTTTTCCGCTACAGGTGCGGGGGCCTGGACCTGTTGAGTGCTATTAGCTGGCTCCGTAAGCAGCGATTCAGACATTGTTTTGTTCCTTAACCATTACAGGGTAAAGTTCTGGGCATTGAGAATGAACAAGAGACAGGATGCGATTGCCGAAGTTCCTATTACCTTCTGCAAATGCCATAAGCATTGAGTCGGTATTGAACGACAGCCGGAACACCCCGCTCTGATTCAGGAGCCGCCAGACAATCCGGCGACCCCTTTTGTTGCTCATCAACCACTTAACGTCAGACTCTTCGCTTTGCTGTTCAAGTAGCTCTCGCTCCTTCTTTTCGGCAGCAGCAGCCTCTTGACCATGCAAATCAAATGGGTCTTTGTTATCCATAAAACCTACTTATGACTGCTAGATATGTATACCTAGCAACAGTCATCAACACATTCGCCATTGCGAAGCTGGACTCGCGCCATTTGCGCCTCGATGATCTCTAGGCGTTCCTTGGCCTTAGCCCACCCGACATACGCCCATCCAGCGATGTCTAGGTATTCCTGAAGGACTTCTTCCGTCAGGTCACGGAAAGACCGGTTGAAGCTCTTGTTTCCGTATTCCTGCGCGCCCTTGGCAAGACGCGATTCAAGTTCACGAAGAAACACAACGCGATTCTGACTTTCGTTCACAGCGCAGCCCACCTTGCTTGGGTAATTGAGGTAATTGAACCAAAGATAGAAACGATTTCCCTGGCTCGTTGGTCGTAATCCTTAAGCATGTAAGCCATTGCGAGCGTCCAGTAATTGCACGCGCCGGTTACAAAAATGTTGTCGTTTTTGGCGTCGCTGGTCCCGGACGTTGCAGGCCAATCGGAATCTTGGAACTTGTTACCATCGTTCCATCGAATGGCATATGCATGCAGCAATCTTCCATTTTCGATTCGCCACCCGTTTTCGGTAATAGTCTTAGCCATAGAGATGGCAACGTCTTGCAACGCACCGTTGCGCAGCACGCGAGAGGCTGCAAGGAAGCCAATTGCTGCAATGGATTCTTGCCATGGTTGCCAGCCAATAATGGGGCGACCATCAGAATATGTCCATCCATACTTGGCCTGCTCGTGGCCTCCAATGGTTCGGACCTTGCGATCAGGCGGAAGCGTAGTTAGTGGCGAGTTTTTAATCGCTGAAAACAACCCGACAAGCAAATTGTTTTCTGCGCCATCAAACCCAAGCCACACTTGGTTAGCGCGAGTCAGCGCAAGGCGGCCAACAGCGCGTGGCGCAGGGGTCATTGAGTTCTTGACATAGATGTCAGTCTTGTCAAGTTCAATCATGTCTTGGATCAGCTCTTTTAGCGCAGGGTCACGCGTAAGAGCATAAGTCGCATGCAAGAAATTGTCAGAGCGGTGCTGGTCATCGCTGGTTGTCCAGGCGCAAGTCGAAGAACTTGGGATCCAACTAATCTGGTTAGCCCCAGGCCAACCAATACGGTCGCCCAAACCAAAAGACAAATCTGGCCTTTGGTTCATGGTTTCTGCTGCTGGATGCTTGGTGGCATCCATCCTTGACCCGTCAGGCTCTCTATTCCCGGTTGGTCGTTGGACGTAACTTTGACACTGCCACAGAGCGTCATGGATTTCCCATGGCTCAAGTGCGGTTACGGCAAGATCAGATGCGCACCCAAAATCTGGTTGTTCTCCAGTTGTGCCGCTTTCGTGAGGCTGGGTGCGTGGGCGGACCTGAGTATAGCTACCCCAAGTAGGGTTCAGATACTCAGCAAGTTGCTTAGAACGAATTCGAGAAACGTCAGATGTCATAATGGGCACCTTGCCCAACGCCATCCACTTGCCATCCCAGCCAGCGTAAACGCCCTGCATGGGCAACCCAGCAGCTCGTTCGTTAGCTGGAGAGCAGAGCAGCGCGCCACGCGCCTCGAAGCGGCTGGCTCGATGCCAGCGACGATTGGTCGGCACAAGCGTCAACGACCAAGCGTTGTCGCTTGAGTCCCACGATGCCTGCTGTTGACCGTTACGAGTTGCAAAATCAGAGTGAATTCGGACCCCGCTAATCATGCGGAATTCCGGCATGATTACGCTTTGCGGTTGGCCGTTATTGTGCGTAGACCCGTACACAGCTTGTACCGTAAATGCAACGTGCGACATACCAGAGGTGCATGTCGCCCACAATGTAGCATTTACGTTCTGCTGTTCCCACCTGTAGCTAAACCGCCACACCTGGCAAGCATCCGACTGACTAATCAATACAGGGACGCCTTGCGTCCCAACAACATCTCCAAGAACTAGGACAGGCTTGATGCGGTCGAGGTTTTGCGAAATGTAGGGATTCCACGCAAACGGCTCAGGCTTGCGTTCATCTTCGGTAAACTCCAACTTTTTACGCTGAGTCGGAGGAAGAGTAATGAGTGCCCGAATGCCACCTGGTTCGGTGACATAAGGATACTTATGGATTTCATCCGTTAGCCAGCCGCTAGCATGCAGTGGCTTGTCTTCCTTGGGGAGGCCAACAAAAACCCAATCAGTTTGAGTTTCATTGGCGAGATTCTGAAAAATGATGTGCTTCATGCGGTTGGCGCAGAGTAACCACTAAACATGTTGACGGCATCAGAAAGGACGTTGCCGCCAGACGGTGTATTGCCAAGCTTGTTCACAGCAGTCGCCTGCTGGACCATCATTTCCTGTTGCTCCTTGGCGGCCATCGCTTGGTTGCGCGCATCGCGCAAAATTGCAACCTCCTCACCAGGAACAATCAGGCGTGGGTCAACGCCGAGCATGTCGCTGTATGCATCAACCCAGTTGTCAGCGTTCAGCTTGTCCAATACATCAGGCTTCATCTGGGCAACAACGCCAAGCGAGCCGATAAATCGGTCAACGCCATTTGTGCCAATGGCACGTTGCGCCTGCGCCAGCATCGAGACGAACTCGACGTTGAGTTCCATGCCACGCATTTCTTCCGGTGCAGGCGGAATCAAACCGGCGCGAACCATGTAAGTAAACGTCATGTCAACGAGCGGATCTAGCAACTCGTTGTGCAGACGTTCCAATACTGGGCCAAGCATCAGCAGCTTTTCTTCGTGGCGCTCCGCAACCTCAGTTGCAGTCATGCGCGAGTTTGCGCTGTTAGCCAGCATCAAGAACAAGTCTGCGTAGAAACCGCCACGAATGCGCTCGCGCACATCCATGATATCGGCAAGTAGGTGGTCAAGATTCAGGTTGACTTCAAACGCAGTGCGGATTCCGCCTTGCGGGTTAGCTGAGTCGACAAACGAAATTCCGCCAGGCAGCGTCTCAATGTCGCGATTCTTCATCGTGACAGGGACTTGAAGCGGTGGCTTGGTCTGGAAGTCAATGCCTTGCGCCTTGCGAAG